CCATTAGCGTTTCTTTTTCCCAAATCAGAATCTGTGTATAGTTTTTTGAAATTGTCACCACCCTTTTCAAGTGCGTTGGATGTTGAACCCATCATACATTTTCCAATAACTTTACTACCTAATCTTAAACAAGTTTTAGTAACCCTCCAATTGTTTAAAATATTATTAGGCTTTATCCATTTACCACTTTCATCGTGAACTAATAACAGAAGCTTTTCACCATCATAACTGTTATCGTCTGTGTTTTTCCAATCTATAGTAGTGTCTAATCCATACAACTCATCGTTGGTTGTATCGTACATATTTTTCTTTGTAATCTTTGCAGCAGGTATTCTAAACGCTAATTCAGTTTTAGGTTTATCCATACCATCCATAATAGGTTTAAAGAAAAAAGGTAACCTACTATTAATAGGAACTACCTTGTCGGTAAACATTTTCTTAGCATCAGAACCTGTCTTAGATAATATACCTACTCTTGAATCTTTAGCAAGTGTACCTGTATTTACACACTCTGATGATGACATAAAAGAAAATCCTGAACGTCTTATCTTTAAATATATCATACCAAAACTTCTCGTATCTGCTTTAGATGCTTCCCAATAAAGAAATAAAATTCTATTTGCTTCTCGAAAATCAGGATATCCAACATCAATACTTGTCCATTGAAGGTACATATAGTGTGCTCCGGTAATGTATGTTGGTTCGCCATTAGACATAAACCACAAACCTTGCTCTCTTCTATCAAACTCTCCTTCAATATAATCAACCCATCTATCCTTAAATTGAGATGGCATTTCATTCCATTGAAATATAGATTGCATTCTACCTAAAGCCTTAGGTAACTCTTCTCTTTCCCAATACTGTTCTTCTTTTTTATTGTGTCTTTGAAGACACTTTTTAGGTGTTAAGGGTAAAGCTATCTTTAGACCACTTACACTTATAATATCTCCTATCTCTCCGGTCTTCGATATAACAACAAAATCATACTTAGACTCATACCCGTATTTCCACGTTTTAGCCTTGTTCTTAGACTTTAAAACGTTTTTAGGTACAACACCCTCAAGTGTTCGATATAAGTTATTTAGACCTTCTTTCTGCAAATCCTTGTTTTGTATCTGTTTTACTTGCTCCCTTTTCTAATGATTCAATAGCTTCTTTTTCTGCTTCAATTCTATTTAATATTTCAAACGCATCAAATATCGCTAACTTTTTTGTAGCTGCTGCATTTTTTAACCTGTCTGCTGAAAGGTCATCTTCAGGGTCGTGTTTAATAATCGCTTCCTTCGCTACCTTTATAAGCTGCTCCACTGCCCTGTGACCTGCTTCTATGATTTTTAATTTTATTTCGTTTGATTTCATTTCTAATACGTTTTGTTTTCTTTATAGGAACATCTTCGTTTAGTTCATCCATCCAATCCCATTCTCTACTCATAATAATGTTTGTTGTATGTATGGTGTCTGTAATTAACTACAATCTCTTGTTCTTTTTTTATATTGTCTTCTGCAATTAAAATAGTGTTACTGTTGTCCTTAAAGTAATAAAACTTTGCGTTAGGATGTTTAGAATGATTAGTATACCTACCTGCTATAGTTCTGCATCCATCCATAGTTCCGTACCCAATAACATCTCCTTTGTTAAAATCTTTTGTTGTAAAAATTCCCAAACCCTCAATGCTTGAGTCTTTAACCTCATAATTTTTATTACCAAAATCCACAACGGGACCTGCTTCTTTTATAAACTCATCTGACTCTATGTACTTATTTAAAAGTTCTAAATCTATATTAGCTTCTTTTAACATCAATTCAAAATCAGTCATTATTTCTTTTTTAAAAAACAAACCTGTATTAGTCTTGCTTTTTTTGCATAACCAAAATTATCATAAATATTTCTTGAATGATAAAGGTGTGATGGAAAAACAACAAGCCTATTATATCTTGACCTCAAGATACACATTTTTTCTCCTTTGTAATACAGAGTAGTTCCATCGGTTTCAGGATGCTCTGTGTTTAAGTAAAGTATCGCAGTTAAATCTCCCATCATATCATCTGTATGAATGAAATTTGGTTCTTCTTGATTTAAGGGTGACCTTCTTACAAAGTTTAAATCTGCTTTATACATTGGATAATGTTCATTTAAAAACACAACAAGTTGGTCAATACCTCTTGCATTTACATTCTTAAATAAATCTTCTCCTATCTGTATATCTTGAAAGCCTTCGTTTAATATGTCATCAACATATTTATCTACCCCTTGTATTACATCTTCAAATATTCCTATATTCATATTGACATAACTATTTGGTGGTCAAACATTCTGTAAAGTTTTTCATCACTTACGGTAAACTCATATTCACTATTTGGTTTATAACAAACCTTTGTCCCTTCTACAACCCCTTTGGATTTTAGATACTCATTAGGATACCTCATTATACCAACTAAAGGCTCTTCACTTAAAGGTTTGTAAATATATGAATCCTCTACGGGTGCAGGTTGTACAAAACAATATCTGTCAACTGCATTCCATTGTGTACCGTTATGGTACGCATAGAACTGTTCGGCTTCTATAAAAAACAAATCATCTTTAAAGTAGCTTTTACCACTTCTTTGTTTTCCGTACATATCGTTATAAAACTTAAAAACATTATGGTGTACTAACAAAAAATCTCCCACCTTTATCGGACCTTTATATCCAAGGGGGAGTTCAACTACTTCTGCTTCTCTATTAGAAAATTTAAAATCTTCTTCAGATGTGCTTATGATAATATCCAATCCGGATATTTCTTTTGTGTTGTTATATCGTTTACCTTTTAAAGGTCTTACGATAAATGCAAACGGTGATTTCATAATTTAATTTACGAGCCACAACCAATACAATCTATATGCGAATCAGTTGGTTTAACTCCATTTAATTTCATTTCAATATTGTGAATCTCATCAGCAATAGCCATTGAATCCATCCAATCATCAACCTTATCTTTTTCCATTTTAAGAACCTCGACCTTTTCGATTAGTTCTTTTCTTTCGTTATCCGTCATTAAATAAAGTTTATATTGTATTCAATAGAGACGGGCATCGTTGAGGTAAACTCTTTCCAAAGTAAAATCTCATCTTCTTTTTGAATATAAATTAATATACTCTCTTTTTCTAAAACAAACTTAATTAAATGAATAGTATAACTACCATTTAAAACAGATTGCCCTACAATATAATGCATTGCTCCTGACTTGTAATCAGGACCTATTGAAATTTTTCTAATATCCATTAGTATACTCTAAGTTCAAAGTTTCCTTGGTCAATGTCTGCCACGGTTGATGCAAAATCTCGGTCTAATTTATCAATTGTAACTTGTCCGTTAGCTTTAAGATACCCTCCGAAAAAACATAAAGCTTTAGAATCTTTAGTACCACCATACCCATTTAACAATACCAGAACAGGTTGGTCTCCAAATGCTACGGCAGGTCTTATTACAATTTCATTACCGGAATCTACCCAAGTAAAAGTTGTACCTGTGGTATTATTAGCTTCTACTACTGATACATTTCCTCCTGTCGATGAGAATATTGCTTCATAACTTGTATAAGGTAACGAGCCACCACCTGTTGGTGTTTCCCATTGTGTTTGAACTGACGTTCCACTAATAGACTTAATACCTAATATCTGTGTGTCTGCCGTTGGTAAGCTTTCAGGTAATGAAATTTCTTGTGCTGCTCCTGTATCAGGTGCTTGAAGAATAATTGTTTCCGGAGAGCCTTTACTTGCTCCTGTTTCAAATTCTATTTTTCCACCTTCTGTACTTCCGTTTCCTGTAAGCTTTAATACTCCGTATCTAAAGGTTGGGTTAAGAGATGACCCAATTTGAACCTTAGTAAGTCCTGCAGTCCCTGTATCTAAAGTAAGTCCTACATTCCCATCTAATACATTATTGTTATTATATTGAATCTGAGCACTTGTACCTCCCGGTGCTGCAGTAGCAGTAATAGCTAAATTCCCACTACCGAGAAGACTATTTCCGTTAACTGTTTTAATGTTTGTGCCACTAACTAAAGCAGCTTGTTTGTCATCAAATTTAACAAAATCACCTGAATCTAAATACCCATCAACTGTTCTTGTAGACTTAGCCATACTAAGCGAAGGAGTATTTCCTCCTGAACTTACTATTGGAGCAGTCCCTCCAACTGATGTGACAGTTCCACCACCACCACCGGCAGCTTTCCATTCAGTTTCTACCTCAGTACCTGTAATTGATTTAACAGTTAAGGCTAATCCGACATCAGTCGGCAATGCACCCGGAAGAGAAATTTCTTGTTTTGCACCTTGTTCAGGTCCTTGTAAAGTTACAATTGCTGCTGCTGCTTTTCCAATGCCTGTTTGAAATTGAACTCTACCACCTAAGTTACTTCCGTTACCTTTAAGTAATAAAATACCTTCCTGAAAGACAGGGTTGTTTTCGTTTCCTACAGTTAAAATATTATTAGTAGTATCCCAAGTAAGATTTGTGTCTGCTGAAAAATTTGTACCATCATTAATCTGAACACTACCTGCAACACCTGCAGGAGTACCACCACTAACTACAATATCTCCACTTCCTAAAATAGATTGACTATTTATAGTTTTAATGTTTGTCCCACTAACTAAAGGGTCTTGGTAATTGAAATCAATTATTTTTCCCGGGTCACCTGCACCACCATTAGTCATTGTAACTCCTGAACCTGTAAACCCAAATGTACCTTGGGCAGTAGAACTACCTACTTTAATACTATTTACAGTTGATACACTACTTCCATTAAGTTGTATTGTTTTAATTCCGTCTTTGTCGGTAAATACACTTTGAGTTATACCGGAACCCATAGTTATTTTGTCAAGCCAAAAACCTGATGAAGTATCTGCTGCATCAATTTTAAATTTCTCGTCAGCACTACCTCCTACTGTACTCCATATAGATGTGAAGGGAGATGACGAAGTCGGTGTTTTGTCAATAACTAATACTTGACCGGGAGCAGGTTCGTTTTCCGGCAACGCAACTGCATAGCTTTGTTTTAGGATTTGACCCGGAGATGCCCAAGCAGCAAATTGACCTGAGCCAAGTGCATCATAATATCTTGTCTCTCCATAAAATGCACCTTCACCGGCTCCTGCAAATATATTTAACTGACCTTTGATTTCTTGTGCTTTACCAATATTAACGACAGGGTTGTTTTTTAAAGATAAATCTACCTTAAAAAAATCACCTGCATTGAAAACACCTCCTTGATTAAACTGAACACCGAACTCAGGTTCAGAAGGATTTCCTCCTCCAATACCTGAACCATCTATATTAATTAAGTTCCCTACTGTAGTTATTGTAATACCTCCCTTACCTGCTAAATCAATATCAGGTCCGGTTGCTCCCTCAATAGTTTGGATACCTCCACCACCACTACCTGTAATAGTAATATCGGTTCCGGAAGCACTAATACTAATGCCTCCGGCTCCTATTAAGTTTAAGTCACCCGTAAGGGTATTTAATGACTGAACGGAAGAAGAACCTCCGGGTACTAATGCAATGATATCACCAATGGTATAATTCATTGTAACATCAGCATCGTCAACATTTGTTCCAATTACTTTGTCATTTACTGTTGGGATGCCATCAATTGCATATGTACTTATTCTTGCCATTATTCTGTTTTTTCTTGTTCTATTTTTTTAATCTCTCCTGTTTGTACATCAATCTGTGAATCACTACCATACTTTTCAGATAGCTTTAATTCCACTTCTGCGTACTCTTTTTTCAGTGTATCAATTTTTGATACAAGTGATGATTGTTGTAAAACTGCATCACCTAATTGCATTTTCAATTGGTTGAATGCGTTTAGCATTGATTGAATTTGCTTTAATTCTTGCTCTGTTAGTTTTTTACTTTTTGCCATTTGATTTATATTAAATTAATTATTAGTTACAAAGATATGAAATTTTCATTTACCTCGATGGCTCAAACTCGCAAGGACTTAATAGTATACAAGTAGTGGTGCCATCAATAAAAGTGATTTGTAAAAAAGGTTGCTTTCTACTAATGAAAAAATCTTGCCTTGCTATTTTCGACTGTTTCCCCTCAATATAAATTTCACCACCACCATCAGGTCCTTCAGGTCCTTCAGGACCTTGTGGTCCCGTAGGTCCCGTTGCTCCTGTAGGTCCCCTTGAACCCGTTGCTCCCTGAGCACCTTGTGGTCCGGTGTTTCCTGTAGTACCCTTTGCTCCGGCAGGACCCTGAGGACCTGTACTTCCTGTATTACCCTTTGCTCCGGCAGGACCTTCAGGACCTTGTGGTCCTGTTGCTCCGTCAGAACCATTTGTTCCGGCAGCACCTGTATTACCTTTTGCTCCGGCAGGACCTTGTGGTCCTACTCCTCCGGTGTTTCCTGTACTACCTTTTGGACCTTCAGGTCCTTCAGGACCTTGTGGTCCTGTTATACTTTTTCCATCAGCACCGTTTGTTCCGTTTGTTCCTTTAGCACCCTGTGGTCCTTCAGGTCCTTCAGGACCTACACCACCTGTGTCACCCTTAGCACCCTGTGGTCCTTCAGGTCCAACTGCACCGGTATCACCGGTATCACCCTTAGCACCTGCTGCTCCGTT